GCCTCAAGCCATCACGCCACGCCGACAGGCGACTAAACCCCGACGCAAGCCCTCAAGCCTGTCCCCCCATTATAAGCCAACTATGGACAAATAAAAAAACCGCCACACTTGATGACGGTTCTTTGTTGTGTTTTTATATTAGCATCTATCCACTGGCACAAATGCCCAATTGACAGGATATACCTTTGCAACGGCTAAGCCGTTTATATCGCCAGAGAACCATTGCTGAGAGTTATATTGCTTTTGTGTGTTATCAGCAGAATCATAGGCTTCCACCATATAATTCTCGGCTTCGGCTGTAGCCTCGTCTCGAGAGTAAAAGAAGGACAAGTCTTTCCCAGCAATATCCGTAACCCACATTGCTATTTCAGGGTCAAACTGTTGCTTAACATTTGGGAGTGACACTGTACTTCTTAGCCCGTCACATCCGATTATACGCCCTACCTCATCTCGGACGGCTTCCCCTACTGCGAACACATCGTTGCGCCCATCCCCTAGCGCTTGTCGCACAAGCATTGATACAACATAAATTGTGTCCTTTTCAGGCATCGGCAAGGAATCCACACCTGTAAACTCCACTTTTGTGATCTTAAAATCACAACCAAGATTGTAGGGGTCGGTAAGGGTACTCCACTCTTCCTGTTGAACCCGAATTACTTGTCCTGATGGCTCAACTGTTACGGTTGACCCATCCTTCTTTAGGATATTGAGTTTGTGTGGTGTTAAGTTGACGATTTTTAATTCTGACATGATATTTCTCCTAATTAATTGGTTTTGTGTTTATCCAACCCAATTTCATATACAATTGGATTGTCTTGCTATTTCCTTCAATATTGTACCGCCGAAATATAGACGATAACTGGTTTTCAATGGTCTTCGGTGATTTATCTAAGACCATCGCTAGTTCCTTCACGGTGATGGCGGGGTTTTTCACCATCTCATCAATAATTGCTTTTTCTGCTACAGTAAGTTCTCTCAATTACCCTCTTTCTATCCGATTTGTAAATGAATTACTTAACTATCTATAGTATAGGGGATAACCCCCAAACTGTCAAGCAATTAGTAGAACGAATTTTGAAATTGGTCAACTCTCTCATCTTGTGTTCTAATCTGTTCTAATTTTCTTACTGAAATATTAACTCAATAGAAATACAGATATACAAAGTATAAATAATGATATGACATTATCATTAGTAATCAATCGGCAAATAAAACACAACAAAATCTTGTGGCATACACTCACACTCCCCCCTAACCCCTCTCTTTTTAGTATAAAATTGATATAAATACTAATGAGGCGGTTATGTACCCAAGAGACTTCCCAACAGCAACAGAGCATAATTATGATATGAACGAAGCAGGTCACTGGCAGTGTTCGATCTGTGGGCATACCGTAAAAATAAAACGTGATGGCGTGTGTATCGGTGTCCCCATCTTCAAAGACTGGGATGATATTCCCGACACAATGAACACCAAAACCACGCTCAATAAAACACACGGTCTAAAAATCACCAAAGATCAAAAACCCGTTGGGGCAAAAAAACAATATAACCACAGAGGGAAAGAGACTGGCGGCTTCTATCCTCTATATGCGCTAGCCGATGCAAAACCAAAGAAACAACCCACAAAGGCGCAACTTGCAGCCCTCAAAAAAGCGCAACACATGGCAGAAAAGGTCTATGTCACCTGCACACAATGTAACCGTCCTGTTGAAGGTGAATATGACAATCTCTCAGTTACTCGCAAACAATATGAAGCCAAATACACCGATTATGTATGCCGATTCTGCAAGGATAAAGCGGAGGCGATTAGGTGGGCGCAATCCATACTCAAAACAAATGCCTATATCCTCGATACCGAAACCAGTGACCACGATGGTGAAATAATCGAAATTGCAATTATCGACATGCAAGGCAATCCCATCCTGAACCAACGTATCAAGCCACAAGGCGACATCGCACAAGGCGCATACCAAGTACACGGTATCAGCTTAGAGGATTTAAAAGACTGCCCCACCTTCGATCAAGTGTATGAAAATATCAAGCAACTCCTATCGGGTAGAGAAATTATTATCTATAATGTAGATTTCGATATAGGCAGGTTGTGGGACGATTGCGAGCGTCATGAATTAACACCGATGAGAATTAATGCAACCTGCGCGATGGAATGGTACGCTCAATATATTGGGGACTGGTCGTCTTATTGGGGATCATACACATGGCAACGATTAGAAGGTGGCGATCATAGCGCACTCGGAGACTGCAAAGCCACACTCGAAGTCATCAAAACAATGGCACACCAAACCGAATAACCTTATTAGGTTAATGGGACACCTACCCCACAGTAGACACCCATTAACCTAATCGTATCTCAAGATCGTATTCCTGAATATACAACCGCGCCTGCCCCATCGCATCACGCAACACCTGATTAATCACCGCATTATCCAAATCCCACAACTTACTCACATCCATCTGCTTAATCCGCTCCATCGCATCAAGCTCTCGCTGAGTATCATGTGGGCGATTAGCCTTGAGCAAATTCATTTCAGCTTGCATCGATTTTAACTGCGCGCGTTTCTTGTCAATCTGCTTGACATAAATATGAGACATGTCAGGACGTTCTATTTCTTTGATCGCCAATCCCTCAAGCTGTCGCTCATGTGTCAAAATATCCGCCTCAGCGCGTTTAACCTGTGCCTGCCATAGCTCAAGCCGATTGTTATCATTCCCGACCAATAGCACCCCGTTTTGTAACGCTGTCTCAATTGCCTCAGTCATCCAACGCTTCAACACATCCAATCGAGTAAATGACGGATTCCCCTCACATCGCTTCTGACATCGCAGATACTCCCAGCTGTACCCCCTCGATTGAACCTTTGCATAATTCATATAAGCCCCACACGATGCACAATGCACCAGCTTATAAAATGGATTAACCGCCTCGGCACGTGACCCACGCCCACCATTCGCAGACAATCGCGCCTTCAATTCCACAATTATTTGTGGTGTACGCTCACCCCATATCGGCTCAATCACGTTATACGCCACATATGCACCATCAGGCAGATGATGACCAGCCTCGAATAACCATTCGCCCTGTGGCTTGTCTCGGAATTTATATGGCATATGACCAAACATCATCGGATGAAACGCAATGCGCCTCACATAATGATGCTTACTGAAATGATCGAATCCATCCGCAGTCATCAAACGCGCGCACTCACGATACGATTCACCAGCCAGTAACAAATCCCCTAGCTTACCCATCGCCACCCGTGCAGAACCGCGTATATCTACCCCGACTAACGTCCCATAGCCATCAAATCGCCTCTCATGCGTCCATGGAATAACACCTGTTGCAGGGATGCCCTTATCCGCTTTATTTCGCCGTGTCTGGATTGCCCTCGGTCCATGCAACCGCTTTACATCCGCCTGACTACCAATTGAGCTAATCGCCACCATCGCATCAAAATTATCAGGATTAATCACCCCGATGCCATCCGCATACGTAACCGCCCCATGCGCCACAGTAAACTCAATCACATGATTAATCAACCACTTAGCCCGCCCGAATCGCGTTGAATCAATCGCCCATAGCACATCAATATCCCGCGCCTCAAGCATCCGATGTAAGTCATCATAGGCACGAATCCCCTGTTTTCGCATCGTATCAAAGAAGGTTGCAGGGTTATCATCCATCGCCGACCCCACAAATTCAATTGTTGTTACCCGGTCAAAGTTATTCCGCTCACAAAACAACTCAAACGCGCGCACTTGCGACTCAATACTATGCTGAGCATCAGACGATTGCCGAATCCACCCCACCGCATGACCTGTAAAAACCATGTTATAATTACCTTATGTTTATTTTTCCCATAGCAACACACAAACCGCCCTCGTCCTATCGAGGGCAATTCTTTTTCTATCCCTTCATTATACACAACCCACCCAATCCCACAAAAAATTGTTGCCTCCCTCCCTGCCCCACCAGACAACCCGCCCCTTTTTCGCTATACAATAAAGGTATTGAGAGCGAACATTCTAGGAGATGAAGCGGATGAATAAATCTCAACATCCACACAAGCGAATCTATGACATTGCTCATGGCATTCAAAGAGGCTGGTTAACTGGTCAAAAGACTTTTGATTATTACCAGCACTTTAAAAACGAATATAAAAAGCGTGGCTGGTTTCATCTATGGCTTGGCGCATGGGAATCTATCAATAACGAAAGCGAGGACTAGCGCGATGGGGAATAAAAAACAACAAGCAATTGATTTAATAGAAGAAGCTCATGCAGATGACTTAGATGAAATTATAGAGGTTCTAAATGAGATTGCGAAATTTCGGAAAGACCGCGATGAGTTTACAAAGAATAAGAAAAAAGCAATAGAACCGCCTGTAGCTACAATTAAAATCGTAGCCAATACTTTCAGAACTAACCATGTCGATTATTTCAGACCATAGAAAGCGAGGACTAGCGCGGATGGATAATTTATTAAAAGTTGCACACGATTTGAATAACGCCTTACGTCCACTGCTGGATGTAGCCTCAGGCTTGGATATGATAAGTGACGATGCTTTAAATGATATTGAAGTAAACGTCACCCACGAAGAACTAATTAATGCGTGGGTTGCCAGCTTAGAATTTTCTAAACTACTAGAAAGCGAGGACTAGCGCATGCAATTATCAGATATTTCTTTAAACGAGGTATATCGTCTACGCAATACATACCATCTTGAAAATATAAATAAAACAATCCCACAAGGGGCAGAGGTCGGGGTTATAAGCATAGAAGAAGATGGGATTCTGGTCGAGGCAGATGAAGAATATCAGCTTGCACAGTTCTTTGTTGACCCAGAAGACCTACACGAGGGATAACGCAAAAAAGCGGACACAGCCACCTTGAGCCATGTCCGCTTCTTCATAGGAGATGTACCACTCAGCACAAGATTGAGAACTCATGCCACGACACCCTTATTATACCTCTGTTTTGACCTCACTATCACTACCCTCGCCATCATTGGAGGGGGCTAGGGGCGCGGTAGCATCATTACTCAATCGCAATTCATTCAAGAGTTTTGCAACCTCAACCAGCACATCATCAACCTGATTAGGTGTCTCTTTACTTGCAGTTGTTAAGCCTGCTAACAATTCAGCGGTTTGCTTAGGTGGAAAACTCCGATGTGACCACCAAAACACCAATACCACCACAGCCAAAACCAGTAACTGGAATACTTGGTCAAATGTCATACTTGATCCTCTCCTAACAATCGTTCAATAAGTCGATTCTGCACAATCACAACACCACGCAAGGCTTCAATCTGCTCTGCCTGCGTCAATCCACTAAAATTATCAGGCAATAACTGGCTCTTACGCCGTTTTAACCAGCGCTTTTGTTTCTCATATTGCCCTTGTTCATTTGCGGCTATTTTCGCCATCACAATTCCCTTAATTTAATCTTGGGGTATATTACAATCGGAACATTACACCCCAATTTAACAACAATTATATGCCCTGTTTTCGACTAGGGGGGGTTATGCCTCACTCACCGTAATCCTTACCGACCCACTTGCAAAATTCCCAGCCGTCCGATAAACATAAATATCATAGACCCCAGCCTCAGGGCTATCCAATTCTAGGGTAACCGTGCCCGCAACGGGGGCTTCTGCACCTGTCGCATATTCCACCCCGTCAAGCAACACAACATAATTCAAATCATCGTCACTTGTATCATAAGTTACCGTCGGATCAGCATCACCAACAGTCATTGATGTAGTTGATACCGTCAAATTGAGATTGCCCCAATTATCAAATATTTTTTGCGCCTTATTTCGCTCACTGGTACTCGCATCATCAGGTAAATGTAACCGTGTCCCATATGGACCAGTTGACACACCCAACGCATCAGGGACAATCGTTGTCAGCATATTATTTACAACGTCAATCGGATAATTTGTACCATCTGTAATTTCAATCATATTATATCTCCTGTACCCAGAACATCGGACGCACATCATACGTAGTACTACTCGCATACAATGTCGCTGTCTGGTTCGTTTTCCAACGGAGTTTGAATGTGTGACTCCCAGCTGATAGCCCTGTGATCGGCACGACAAACGATACAGCCCCACGTTCCGCGGTGGGGACAACCTGTGCAATCCCATCGTCACTAAAATAATCTGAGCCATCGACATTCACATTAAAGTAAATCGTCGCAGTCCCCGACCCACTTGCACTCGCAAACCCAACAAACCCCACATACACAATTTGACCATTTGTCGTAATCGTCAAACTGAGATTTGTCCCGTCCACATCCGCAAATGATGAAGATGTTGTGCTGTAGTCACTCCCTTCATCCGCCGTGTATGAATCGTTATTATCATGCACAGCCTTCAAATAATTAAAATTATCACGCACCTCAGTATCTAAATCATTAGCCGTAACAATATAATTATCAGTTGACCATGTTCTCGGACTTGTCCATGCCATAAAAAACCCCCTTATAATGTCAACAGCGTATCGACACCCAATACACTTTCACCCAATATCCATGCTTTAACACGGCTCGCAGGTCGCAATTGCCACCGTACACTGTGCCGCCGCCCAGAAATACTATGCCCTTCACCAACAATCACATAATCCAAATCATGACCTGATACGCTATTTGTAACCTGTATCCGATCACCAATGCACCGCTTCAAAATGCGCTCATCAAGCTCATCCGACTGCCCCAACTCAAACGCAATCGAGTCATAAATAATCAAGGGGCTCTCAAATCGAGCTAACATTTGGTTTGCAAACCCATCCGCCAAATCGGCATCCGATATAAACCGTGCATCAATCGGCATCATCGGACTATAACCATATTGATAAACACTACTTGCCGAGTTTTTCTTCGCTTCTTGTTGCTGATGGCTTATCAATGGTGTCCCGCGTACCTGCAACTTAGTAATATAAATCGTGGACTGCCCAGGGTTATCAATAATAAATTTTGTTGATGTCCCACCCAATTCATAACTCACATTTAATTGAGCCAGTACATCATCCCCACCACCATCACTTGCACTATTTGCCGATATATCCGTATTTGCAACAGGCGTAATCACATCCTTACCGCCCACTGTCGCATCTTCATTATCAACATCCCGATACCGACCCGTAATGGTGCGCGTTGTCCCGCCACTAATCGTGATTGGCACATTATCCGACTGAAAAAGAACTGTGCCAACCGTGCCCACATCACGTGGATAATAATTGACCACAATATCGTTATACAAAGCATCCTCAGCCGCCTGAGAATCAGTGTAATCCCCATTTGTGAAGGTATCGACCGTCTCAGCCCTCACATCATGATGCCGATTATGAAACGTAAATTGCCCATACCGATCAACAAAGAACCGACCGCCCATCTCAGCCTGCACCAAGTCCATGATATAACCCAATGCCGACACACCATCACCACGATCTGCCGCATCACCAGCAAAATCGAGTGTTGTCTTACTTTCCTCAGCATCGACAAACGCCATATCTTGAAACAACCGTGTGTCCACACCCAATGTAGACCCACCGAGTATCCAGTAAGTCGATTCATAGGGATAACCAATAATCCCACTATCAAAAATATTCTGTATTTCCTCATCAATCCGAATGTCTGTGCTTACCGTCGGCACATACTCCGCATCCTGCAAAAATAACATCTTATCTTCAATCACCAGCGTAGAGATCGTCCCATTCGCACGGTCATGTGTAGACACCGACATAATCCAACCTGTCATCAATGTATAAGTATTGTCATTGACAACCACCTGCAACCGTCCCATCAACCCACGCAAAATCCGACCAAACGGCGCAGTCCCCTTATCCCGACTGAATAACAAATCAGGATCACTAAATACTAAAGTTGCCGACATCGGACGCGCAATTTGATTAAGCGAATTAGGCATCCCCAATCCCCAAGTAATCGATAAGAGCGATGCACTTACAATGCCGTCAGGGTTACTAAATGCCCCATCTTTATCTAAATCAATCTCAAAAATATATGATCTCATCACCTATCCCATCGGTATTGCTGGGGTACGTGGATCAGCACCTGCGACACTACCACCATTGCGACGTGCACCATCACCACCACCAGAACCAGATCCGCCACCTGCCCCACCGGGCGAACCAGGGTCATTATATTCAACATCAATCGTCACACTCCACGCGGTATCCACAATCGATTGAATCATTGCCTCAAGACCTGTTACCGCTTCTTCTGCCGCTGATGTATCGGCTTCTATCGGTGTAGTAGACAGATCATCCATTGCCGTTTGCACTTCTTCAATACCATCCATAAACGGCTGGACATCAAATGCCCCATTCTCACCATAACCACCAAATCCAAATGCCTCAGTCCCACCTTCCTCTTGTGGGAAAATGTTATTAGGAACAAGCGTTCCATCAGGACCCATCACCACAGGAATCGACCCACTCCCAGCACCAACCAATTCATCTTGACCCATGCCAGCAGTTTGACCCGTCCGTATCGCCTCAAGATATGCCTCAAGATAATGCGCCGCCGCATCCGCCCCTTGTGTTTCAGCCATCGCAGCCAAAGCAGGCGCAATGCTACTCTCAAACGCTTGTGAAACCTCAGTCTCAGACCCAGCCGCCAAATTAAAGGCATCATTGAACGCCCCAGCAATATCCGCATCCCCAATCAAACCCTCAATAAAATCCCCAGCCTCGGCTAATTGACCACCGTCACCCTGCCCAAATAATTCAGCCAGTGACAAATCTTCGATACTACGCGCCATACTCCGCGCATCATCTGCCATCCGCCCAAATTGGTCAGCCATTGCTTGAGCATCGGCTAATTCATCATCACCAATCAAACCCTGTGCATTTAGGCTTTCAAGCTCTGCCACACGTGCATTGACTTGATCTAATAATCCGTCAAGCTCAGCCACTTCATCAGGATTGGTAAATGTAATCCCATTCCCAGCAATCGTCGTCTGTGATAACCCGTCATACGCATCTTTAAATGCTGAACGGTCTGCACCAAATCCGCTAATAGCCTCTTGAGCCATCGCCAACTCATCAACCGCATCACCAGCCCGATCCCACGACTCCTGATACCCAGCAATCATCTGCTGATACTGATACCCTGAACCAGCCGTCATCCGTGCGACTTTTGCCTCGTGCTCATCAACCGCCGTCCCAGCCCGATCCCATGACTCCTGATACCCAGCGATCATCTGTTCGTACTGATACCCTGAACCAGCCGTCATCCGTGCGACTTTTGCCTCGTGCTCATCAACCGCCGTCCCAGCCCGATCCCATGACTCCTGATACCCAGCGATCATCTGTTCGTACTGATACCCCGACCCAGAAATCATCCGTGCGACTTTTGCCTCATGTTGATCTGCCGCATCACCAGCCCGATCCCATGACTCCTGATACCCAGCAATCACCTGCTGATATTCTTGCCCACCACTCACAAGGTTTTCTTGCATCCGTTCCAACCGCGCACCATTGTCTAATACGCTATCAAGAACCGATTGAAATTCATCTAATTTCCGCTCTGCGCTTTCATCTATCGCTTGTTGCCTGCGATTCTCATCAACAGCATCAATACTCTGCCCTGTCGATTCAGAATAAGCCGCAATCCGTGCCGCTTCCAACACATCAAATATATTATTCTCACCCGCAACATTGACAATCCCAGCAGTCGCCTCAACACCTGTCGCAAATTGACCGCCTAATTGTTGCATCAGGTTTGTAACTTTAGTCTCTAAAATTGCCAACTCAGACGATGCCACATTCGCCGAATCACCCAGTTGATCGAGCGCATTTGCACCTTCCGCAAATACCGCCATCTTGAAGGCTTCTTCACGATTCGCCGCTTGACCAGTTTTAATCAACTCATTGATTTCTTCACGCACCTTAGACCCACTGATACCAAATGAATCCAAGCGAGGTATAGACTGGTTCATTAACATCAGAGAGAAATTCTCTATGCTGGTTGCCGCATCTTCACCCATTGCCGACCCGAGTTTTGTTGCCAACTCAATCACATTATTGAGCTCATCTTCATTACCCGCCAATCCCGACAGCAGCAACTTATTAGACGACTCCATTAGCAAGGTATCATCAACCACACCGCCCGTCGTCTGACGTAATCGAGCCAAGACGTTATCATAACCGCCTAATTCCGTAGTCAACTGACTAAATACAGTCTTCGCTTTATTCGCCTGTACGCCGATCTCATTTAATTCCTGACCAAACGCAACAACACCAGCAAGACCAATGCCAGCGACCATCCCCTTCATCTCAGTGGACATATCGCCAAATAACTTCTTAGCACCCTTCGCCTTTTTCCCAGCATTATCCGTAGCCGTCCCAGCATCATCCATCGACTTCTTATACTTGGACAACACCGTGCTGAAGCTATCAGTCGCTTTAATTGTGATTGTTGCTTCGCGTCCAGCCATACCTTCATCCTTAAATGCAAAAAGCCCATCGTCAGATGAGCTCTTAATCTTAAACCTATACCCCCACAAAAAGTTGTGGTTCTTGCTATAATTAAAGTATTGTCAATAATAAAAAAGGATTTACTTATGAAAAAGCCATCATGGTGGATATTCTACAAAATATTGATTGTCTTCATGTCTGTATCGGGCATGTGCTTGATGATCGGTAACTTATTCGTGGGCTTATTCTTCTTAATCTTCTCAATCCTGCTCTGGGGGACACAATACCGCCGTGAACAGAAGTGGGATCAAGAACGCCGCCACCAAGAAACCCTCGATGTCATGCGGATGCAAGCAGGTCACAACCCACAAGGCAAACCCCACCAATAACCCCACAATTTTTTGTGGACTATTCCCCATCGGCTTTGTCGGTGGGGCGTTTCATCAAGTCTTCTGAAATTTTTCGCCGTATATCTTCAATCAACTCCCACCGATTTAAGTAAGGCAACATATCTTCGTCTGACAATGCCTTACCGCTTCTGTTTCTAGCGGTTTTAAGGTCTCTATCATATCGATAAATAATACGATCTTTAAGAAGCCCCTCATTGTCATAAAAGATTGGATGAGATGATGGGAAAACATAATAATCAGAATTAACACCACACAAAACAACTACATGCCCACGAATTTTATCGATTGTGTTGCCAGTTGCCCAACTATAACCATTTCTTCTATATTTTGAGCTTTTAACTTCAATATGAACACAACCCCAAGAAACCAAATCAACCCATTTTGATTGATTATCATTTTTACCAAAAATAGTATAGATACCTTGGTTATTTAGTAAACGCTTGACTTCTGCCTCGTTGAAGTGAGGAACAGAACCGCGCACTTTATAAATAGCGCAGATTTCCTTATGATGAGTTTTACAATATGTTAATCGTCCATCTTTATTTTGTTTTGACGGATAAAATTCAGATAATGGTTTTACTTTGTCACATTTTGGACAATATTTGCCATGTTGAGGTTCTTTCCTAAACATTGGTAATTGTTTCTTCACCACCATCTTCACTATCCTCACATCCATGCTTAAAAAACCGACACGCCACCCACATCACAAACAAATCAAATAACCCGACCAGCGCATCTGTACTTTCAAGTTTACCATGAGAATACTTTTTCTTACTCATACCATCATCGCCTGCAATAACACCGCCGCATTCAACCCATACGGATTCAACGTACCTTTTGCCTTATTTTTCAACGAATCAAATAACACCTTATACTGTTCCTCTTTATCAGCTTCACGCGCTAACCACGTCTCACGCTCCCACAATGGCAAACTATACCACTGCTCATGCGTCAGTCTCAGGTTCTCCATGACTCTCAGTCGTCGCTTGTCCGTTGCGTCGAAACGTACCCTGACGAATTGTCACTGTCCCTTCACTGTGCAATTCAATCAACCGATCCGACACAGCCGACAGAAAACCAATCGGATAATTCGTGCTTAACCATTCAGCCTTCTCATCATTTGTTTCGCCTGGGATAGTCGCCATAATACACCGCGCCATCCGCTTCAATGCAATCAATGATTTTCGCACACGTAAGGCTTGCTGGTAATCAGGATCACTATAATCATACTGTGGACCCGTCCGCCCCATACCCACTTTCACGCGCTCGGCGTGTGGGACTTCATGATCCAATGCCATCCACTCCGCATTCGGCAAAATCTCAACCTCAAGCGCAATCACATCGCCCTGATACTCAATATCAAGCATCACAGACTTGGGTTTGCGCTTGAGCAAATCCGCCATCGAGGTAATGAGTTTGATTTCGTTCTCTTTATCCTTACTGTCCATATGCACTCCACACATTCGCATGATAAGTCATCGGCATAGTCATCACTTGACCTTCATTACCATTCATCGACAACTGGTCAAACCGACCACTATATAAAATAATACCAGCACTCACACCACCCTGCACATGATTCAATTTCATATGCACCGCCGTGCTCTGATTAAATATCCGTAACAGCGATACATCAGGCGTAAAAACTGGTGTAAACGATACATTCGCCCGTTGACCCGTCGCAATGTCAAAATAATCCCCGTTCACTGTTTGCTGGTTCACATACCCGCGCACCAAATTTACCGACGCATTCTGCACATAGGCAACTTCAGTAGATGGGGCTTGACCAGTCCACAGCCACAACGCCCCCTCAGCAAACGAAAAACCATCCATGACTATAGATACCCACTCGCAGTGGCTTCAAGCATTCCTAACGCCACATAAGTTTCTGTCAAAGTGTTTTCTTCTGCCGCCTCAGCAAACGCATGATTACTGCGATAAGCATGATTGAACATCCAGAACGCGCTATTTGTCCCATCACTGACTTTAAATTGCAAATGCACAGGATAATCAGGGATGCCCTGCGCTCCTGTGAACCCATAACCAACGCTTAAGCTAATGGGTTGTTGGTCTACAACCTTATGATGATGTGGCACACCACGATTCATCACGGTATTGATTGTCCGTGCCGATTCCCACGAAAAATCACGGACAAATGCAATGGCGACGCCACTTGGTGGAGTTGTACCTGTTGCCCATGCGTTACTGTTACCGCTGGCAGATACCCACGATAACTCGCCTTCTCTCATATTAAACACTTCGTTACTCATGACCTATCACTCCTCAAAATAGTACGATAACCAATCAAAAAACGTTCACGATCAAAATCAGGATTCGGATCGGCTTCTGTTTGCCGTGCCTCAATCCCCTCTATCACAATCTTATAATCTGTATCAGCAGGGGTCGGATAACCTGTCAAATAATCATCCAATGATACCGACACAGTTTGATTCACAATATCTTTTAATACCGCACACATCCACCGCTTATCAGATACCCAGCTTCCATTCGCACGAGTCACCCACACACTCACATCAAACCACGCCCGATAATTGACAGCATAGGTATCATTATCCCCACGCCGCCCCTGCCACCGATCAACGGTATCAATAAATAAATGATGCCCACTATAAGCAGGCACATTCGCGGGTTTCTCTGGCATATTGAAAATTAACCGATCACCAGGGAAGCCAGAGAAGAAAATCGGCGCAGTCACGGCATTCAATTGAGCTTTTAACCACTCATTCAACGTGGTCTCAATATTAAACGTATTTGCCACATTCATCCCAAAATTTTCCCCATATCGACCAAGAGCTTATCAACAAATAACGTGATAGCCTTCTCATGTTCTGCATCAATAAACCCAGCAGGGGCTTGATTGGAATAGCCATCATTCAACCGATTCACATAAGGCAACTCACTCCCCTGTGTATGCTCCAACCCATCCTGAGAAAATTCCCAAATGCCAGCCTCATCCTCAGCACCCCAAGAGGCTTGTGCCGCCCCTCTATCAACAGGCATCCGTATTACGATCTTACGCTTAGCAGTGAATGCCGCCTCACGCAATCGGGTCTTTGCAGCGTCTGTGATTTTATTGTCTGCCCCCATAACATCATGGGTGATTTGGTCGAAATTATCATCGAAGTTAATTTCCATAATCCCTATTCCTTCACAGCCACCAACCGCACATAAAACTCACTCACAACATTGATATGAATTTGCTTGGCTCTCCAAAATGCAGGGGTATCCTGCCCATTCACAAAATAAGGCTCACCAGCAAAATATTCAGTCGGGCGCATCGGTGTTTCTTCAATCTGACGAAAATGCAACTGCCGATCATACTCAAACGGGGCATCAGGGTTAGGCGACATGCTATGACTAAATGAATGCTCTGTTAAATACCGTGTATGACTCGGATCAATCAACCCACCATTACTAAACCCATACGGGCTGAGGATATGAACCACTGCCCCATGCTCAAGCACACGCCACAACTCACTAAAAAATGCAAACCACCCATCCTGCATTTCTGAAAGTTTATGATTAGGAACATTGTCATTAACAACCAACCCGCCTACCACAACTTTCTGAGGTTCATTTAACCTTATCTCATGCGGTATATGCTCACACACATGGGCTAATAATGCCCCACTAAAGCTATCCGAAGGCAAGTCCCACGGATACTTAAACAAATCCATGCACTTATCCACACCCTGAACCATATTTTTATCAATATTGACCCACTCAGGATACGAATAAATATCAGATTCAACCAATCCATGATGGGCTGGCTGTTCAGCAGGCAATATAATCCGCCCACATCCCAAATTAAGCATCGGTTTTTCTGACACGTTTGCCTCGTTTCTTTTTAGTCTGATATGTTTTCTGATACCAGAAAACAATACTTTTTGCCCGCGCATCCCATGTGTGCTGTGCTAACCATTCCGTACCTGCACCAAATGGGACACCGCCCTTAACCTTCTCAATCGCATCATCAATATCTTTATAGAAAGTAAATGCACCAGGGTCATACTCAATATCATGCAAATCGGCAATATCATGGGTCAACACAATACAACCCAATCCAGCGGTTTCAAACACACGCTGATTCAAGTCGCCCTTAGCACTCACATTCAACGCATATCGAGCGTTTTGATACGCTTGTGCATAGTCATCATATAAAAGCCCCATACCTGCCAGAACTGATAATCCAGCTTTATTCATCGCCTCAATCATCGCCTGACGCTCAGGGTACATCACACCCACTATCGCCACATCATATACACGCTCATCAAAAGGAATCTCACTCGGCGTAAATGCAACGGGGTCATACCCACACGGAAGCCAAGTCACATCTTTTTCGGACATATCCATAATTGATGTTGCCTTGTGCGCCAAGAAATAATGAGCAATCCCATGTTGCCGATAATCACGCACATGATTGTCCACACCGAATACCACATGAGGGACATCACTATACACAGGGTGATGATATGCCCACGCCGATTCCATCACAATAACTAAATCAGGAGTCCAATCAGGGAACACCGTATCCAATGCACCATCGCTATAATGAATATGCCGAGGATGCACCCGACCGCCCCAAATCTGGTCTAATGTCGAATTACCAACACTACGGACATCATGACCAAGCCGTTTGAGTGCATCTTTGACATACCGCCCCGAACAAACAGGGTAGTGAATATAAGCTAACAAAATTTTTGTCATGACCAGAAATTCTCTTTCACTGCTCGTATATCAGGCTCAATCATCCCTGTATCCACCCATTTATTTTTGAACGCCATCGCATTCTGCATAAAATAGGGGCTTCCACCAGTAGAACCAACTGTATGAATAAATGTCACACTCGGCTCATACCACACCGAATAACCAGCCTGCACAACACGAGCGCACAAATCGACATCTTCGAAATAGGCTTTGTGATAGGTCTCCGCATCAAACCCACCCAATTCACGGAACAATTCCGCACGAATCGCCAATACAGCACCCGTCACAGCAGGCACTTCCTCAGCCACATTCGCAGGCGGATAATCTTTATCAGCATATCCCAAATAGCGATGCGTCGGTTGACACTTGCCATCAAAGTGAATTCCAGCATGTTGTATCGACCCATTAGGGAACAATAACCGCCCCCCAACAATCCCAACCTTAGGATTCTCAAATGCCCGTAATAAGGCTTCATCCCAACCATCACTCAACCCGTATACACCATAGCAATCCTGATTAAAAAATAACAGAATATCGCCACTCGCACGGTTTGACCCCACATTACAATTACCACCAAACCCCAAATTAACAGGGTTATGCTCAGCACTCGCAATACAAGGATGGATATAAGGAATTAAACTCCGTGGGCTATCATCCTGCACAATATACTCATGCGGATGTTTAGCCGTTGCCTGCAAGCTAATTAACGCCTGCATCAAGGTCATAAAATCAAAGGGGTTATGCTCACCCACATAAGCTGGCACAATCACACTTAATTTCATACAGCACCCTCTTTCATGACTTCTTCAATGTCACCGTCAATCTGAATCATCTGCAGACCATCAGGAGGTAAAACAGGTTGAGCAATCGGCACAGGGGGTGGGCTTGCTTGTGGGGGTGGGTTGTCTTCACGATTTTTCAAGACCTCACACAACACATCATAAACCGCATCCACTGCCATATCCCAGCTTTGCGCCCGTGACCACTTCATACCTTCCTGTGCAATCACTTGACGCAGGGCTTTATTGCTATATAAAGCATTCAGTTTAGCCACAAAATCAGTCACATCAGGGTGATAATCCATTGCCCCACCCCATGTGGAATAATTCTTAAATTCAATCGCCTTGACCAACATCCCACGACCATCACCGACAACTTCAGGACCAGAACAATAATCCAATGCCATACTGACGACACCACACGCCATCGCCTCAGGTAAAGGCAAACCATACCCCTCACGATGGGACAGTACAACATGAGCATCTAACAAGTTATAACGGTCTCGCAGGCTGTGGATGCCTTTTTGTTGCACATCACGCCGAAAGATAAGCCGACTATAATCCCAGTCATTCTGAGTGCATAAATCCTTAATATTCCACCCAGCAGGACTAACCTCAGCCATGTCCAACAGATAAAAAGCATTCGGTTTCCCCTTCGCAAACTTGAAGAAGCCCTCAAGCATCAATGGGATAGCCTTACGTCCTTGATTTTGTGCCATCGTACCCAAAATAAACGCATCAGTAGATACACCGAGTTGCTCACGTAATTCAAGCCGTTTAGCCTCTGGCAACTGATAAAACTCATTCGGATTGATACCAGGGCGACACAATTTGGCATCCACACCAGCCTCTAAATAAGCATCCACCCCAAATTGAGAGATAGATAGCGCACCATCCGCCTCTTTCATCATCTCCACCCACTGCGGGGCAATCGGGACACCATCCACAGGTGTAATCACCACAAACTTATGCCGACTCCAGTCAATCGGCGCATTCCGTACCGCCTCAGCATAAGGCGCATCCTGACACACCATCACCACATCAGGTTGAGTCGCATGAACCAGCTTAACAACATCCCCAACCCAATCCTGCCCAAATGCTAGCTTAAGTTGAAGGCTTGCGACATGATACGGTAAGGCTTGCCCATCCATCACAGCAGGCAACAACCCATCATATCCAAACGATGCCCCTAATATATGGAAGCCCCGACGATGCAATCGAACACCGATATTATCAGTAATCCGACCATATCCACTTGATACACCCGAATCCCCTATCAATAGGATTTTATCATTCATCGTCTTTCCCTTCTTTGAGTGCCTTCAATTCCGCTTCAAGCTCTGTTATACGTTGCTGAAGTCGTCGGTTTTCATCTATTAACAACCCTATGCTCTTATCAGCATCGAGATTCCCATCAGCATCCGAACCCCAAAAACGAATCCCTGTGTACCCTAGATTATTCGGTCCCTTTAATGCGCTGTAATCACCTTTGATGTAATATTTATTCGCGGCATCCACAAAGGGGTCTATGTTTTCGTCTTTTGGGTCGCTCATATAACATCTCCTATTCATTAGACATATATCAAGTATATATCAAAAATAAGAAGCAACCGAACCCTTATCACCCATCGATATTGACCCCAGCCCACGTCCACACATTGAACGCCTCAACATATAAATGCCCATCATCCGTCGTGATTTGACCGCTGATGGTGTACGCTGTGCCTGTATCAAAGTTATTTTGACCCGATAGCGTCACCATACTAAACCCACTACCAGAAGCCAATGCCGATGCCGTTGCGCTCGATGGGTCTGCACCACTTGCCGTTGCACTATTCCACGCAGAATAATAAAACCCTGTCGCACTCCCAATCGCACTCATGCCCGTCGGCACATACCACGCAAAATCAGCTGGGACTTCAAACCCAATTAACCGATCAGCCCAATCAATTTGGACGGTTCGCTTTTCTGCTTGGTGAAAATTACGGAAGCCATCACCACCTGCATGAATTGTCGCTGTTGCCATTATTCATCCCCTCGTGTTAATCGGGTTGTCCATTGACCACCCACACGGGCTGGCTGTGGGTCACTCTCCACTCGATACACCACCCCATCCCACACAAATTCATCACGTCGCGTCGGCTTAAACTCTGTTGTGGAATAAACCGTCTGGGTTGCGATTTGCCCAACCCCTGCCTGCGTTTCATTGTTTGCCGAAAATGTCATATGTGCGCTCACGAGCATCTCACGATAATAAAGAGTCTCACCAATACCCAAGACATCATCCCCACCACCAGCAGACACAAATTGCTTCCATGTCACAGAATGCCCAGCGTATTGCATAATTTGCTGAGCCTGTGCTGATATACGATTGCGTTGTGGTCCTCGGTAACTCATCCCTGGTTTGCCCCCCAAGAATAAATCGTACCACCACCCACCGCATCCTGCCGTTGCTCATCCTCAAACTTCTCATACATCTTGACCAGCAGATTTTGCGCTTGAGTGTCGTCAAATTGCGTACCATCTGGGGATTGCCATTTCGCACGCTTCAAACCATCAAACATCAATGTCTTGACCGCTTCCAACCGCGCCCCATTGACATTGCCACCAGCACTCAACATATGATCGATCTCATCATCAGAGAACACACTATGCACATAATTAACCAAGAACGCGCTATTTGCTGAGATCGGCTTCGCAAATGCCACAATGCCCGAGGCAAACGTCGCCCCTGTGGCAGACCATCCACCAATGCCACTCACAAACGCTGTCGCACTTGTAATATTCACATGGGGCAGATTGAAACCAGTCCCCAACCCATCCCCATAATAAACTTTATTCTCGATTTTCGGCGCATCTTGGATACCTAAGCGAACCTGTTGTGCCGATGTTAAACTCATGAGTATTCGTCACTTTCACCAGCATCTTCACCATGATCTTCTGGTGTTGATTCTTCTGGCTTATCGTCGCTATCTTCTTCTTCGGTTTCGTCTTCAACATCCTCAGCAGATTCTTTAAGCTGTTTCTTGAGCTTAGTCATCTGTCCTTTAAGTGTTGAATTTTCTTTCTTCAAGTCGGCAATTTGCCCACCCAATTCTTCACGCAATTCAGCTAATGCCTCAGTCAATTGATTCGTCGCGTCAGCAGTATCATCAACCTTATCGGCTTGTGCTTCTGATTCACGCAGATGCACCATGTCATCATACGCATAACGCACACTACTTCGACCAAACGCTTCAACAAATTCAACAGGACTCAACTTCATCGATTTGACCTGAACTTGATAGTGTTTGACATGCCCAGGCAAACGATTTAACTTCTCAACATCGCGCCCAGCCTCAGCCAGCAGATCATCCATATAATCAATGACTTCCTGCCCTGCCTCAGTCAACACACCATTTTTAATCATATCTGGATACATATTTTGTCCTCACTTTTATACAGAAAAGAGGGCGGTTAAGCCCCCTCATTCTTATTTGAAATCAATTAACTAACGCTTGGCTCAGTTGTGCTATCGCTATAAAACGCACAGCGATCATCAATAAAGCCGAGACCAAAGTAACCAGAGATCATGTAGCGAATAACATCCCGTGTCAGGAAGGATTCACTAGATTCAGTCATGGTTTCTTGATAGATATTCCATCCTTCAACGTTTTGACGAACGAAACCACCGCGACTGGTATCCATGATGCCCCACTCATAAGTCTGACCGACCCACGGGGAGAATACAATTGTTTGAATCATACCGCGCAATGGGTTGCTTGTGCCTGTCCCAATGGTTTCAACTGTAGTATTACCATGAGTGCGTTGTAGCTCGGTACTTGTGAGCAATTGCAGTACAGGGACTTCCATCAATGGTGTCGCAAATAGCAAATTCGGGTTATAGCCCAAATACGCGCCACTTTTACGATCTTTCGCAGTGGTGACCACAGCCTTAGCAGTACGGAAACCATCAGCAGAGAATGTCAATGTTTGAGTGTTTGCACCCACATCATTATCATCTGTTGAGTCACTACGGTTATAGTTCGCAGTATCCGTAATCGCTTTATAGGCTTCGTATTCATCAGTCAAAATCGCGGCTAACCCTAATTCCTCAGCGATTTGACGGATTTTGCCGATTTGGTCAAAGCGAATCCAATCACCCAAAATATCAACCAATACAGAATATTGGTCATTGCGAACAATTGTCCCACCTTCAAACCCTGATGCCACACGGGGGCGTTCTTGACCAGAGCGATACTTAGGTATCACACCGATACCAGCATCACGGATGTATTCCTCTTGTTGTTTTCGGCTATCGATCTCACGAGTAAACGCTGTGTAAGTACGGCTAGCGTTTGCCATCGCTGTGAACGCTACTTGTTTTAAGTCTGTCCGCAAAATGTTTGCCGCATCTGGATTGTTTAAAAATGCTTCACGTAAGGTCATGCGAACACGATCCCCACCGGGCAAACTGCGTACAGTCAATGATTCCAAGAAATCATACTCAATATCAACAGGTTGATTTGGGTTGATAACTTCTTCTTTGATAACTTTACCGTTACCTTCACTGTCGTAATCGACTGTGAGAACTTTTGTTGTTTTAATGTCAGACACAATGCACCCCCTTAACCGCGCACGTCTGGAGCAGGAGTGGTCACACGAACCAACATCTCACCTGTACCAGCATTACTGAAATTACGTGAACCAATAACCGTCGCAACAGGAGTATGTTGTCCATTTGCTGTCCCTGACAACGCCGAGTTGGTGAGAACTTGAGCAGTTTGCCATGTTGCACCAACACCCGTCAGACCTGTAACGCCATTGACTGCCGAGCCTGTAGAGACAGGATAAGCACCAACACCGAGCGCAGGCTGACCACTAAACGCTGCGGACACATACATACTAATATCTGTCGCATAAAGCAAAGCAGAATTAGCAACGGAACGTCCAGCTTGGTCATATGTAGGGCTTGCATCAACCGCAACACCTGCCCCACTGGTTTTCCAGTAGGCTTTATCGCCTTGATTTGTAGCAAGAACGTATTGACCGCTATATGCTAGCCAGTCACCGACATTAATTGTTCCAAATGCACTCGCTTGTGCAAATTTAATATCCTCTTGATAGGGCACACTAGCCAGTGCGCTCTTTGCAATTGGTGGCATTTTTATTTACCTTTTCAATTTTGATATACGAGATTGCCAAGCGTTAAAATCTTCATCGGCACGCGGTTTAGAATCACTCGCCTTTGCAACAGGATCAGGCTTATAACTCTCCTGTACCCGTCGTTTCGGCAAATTATCAACCGTTTGACGCTGACCACGCTTGGCTTTTTGTTCCTCTGCTTGGATGATCCCAGCCCATTCATCAGGCTCAGATTCAACCAATCGCGGACGTAAATCCGCTTTCCACTCAGCAGGTAAACGAACCTTCTGCAATGTCTCAACCACAATAAGCTCACGTCTTGCCTTATCCAATTCGGTTAAGGTAGCCTCGTGTTCTTTTAACACTGCACGACGTTTATCTTCTGCCTCTTTTAACGCCTCTTTGGCACGGTCAGCCTCAGCCTTTGCTGTCTTAACCGCGCTCGTTTGACGCGCCAATTTCATTTCTTTCCGCAACCGCTCCACATAATCAGGACGCGATTCCAGCCATTCCTCATAATCGGCACTTTCCATAACCGCCGATACAATATCCCCACCATCACTGGCAATCAATTTATCAAATCCGCCACCAGCAGCAGGGGTTGTCACATCATCCACACTCACCACACTGGTAATCTCAGCAACTTCCATCATGCCATCGTCACGCTTTTCACCACGTCCCAACGCATTAATCGAAGCCCCAAATAGTGAAGGGGGTGCATTCTCAAATACAACTTGTTGCGCCAATTGCCACGCGTCTTGCCCCTTTTGATTGGTCGTGAAGTGACGTGTTCCCACAATCGCCTTTGACGCTTCATCAAAATGGACATCGGATAACCACCCTGTAATATCTGTAATCGACCGCTCGGGTCGGTTACGCATATCATTACGCGACGGGTGGTCAGCATAGGTCTTAGCACCCTCAAATAAAGAAACAGCCCCTTTTAGGACTGTTTCTGGATAATGCCGTTTATTTTTACTCTCACCCACCGTGATGATCTTTTGTTTTACGGTGCGTGTCTCTTTGTCAGCCTCTAATAACTCAACTGACTCCACAAAAAGTTGTGTTCTCATCATCAAATCCTTGTACTATCAAGCTGCCGCCCTATAAATTCTTGTAATAAAATCCCCAGCCCAAACCCAATTAACCAATCCGTAAATTTTGTGGATGGGGGGGCTTCATCAGGGACAGTTTCAATATCATCATATAAAACAGGAATGTGGGTGCATCGGCATAACAAATGCGTATCCGATACAGGATGCTTCATATTAATATCGTTCACACCCCATATTTTCCACGCCAATCCCTTACACTGTGTACACACGCGGCTATCTTGTGCCGTTAACCATTGCACACCTTCAACAATGTCATCATTACGTTGATACACCGCCAACGATGCACGGTTATTCGCATCTATGAAATGACTACGGGTTATCGCCTGCACACGGTTAAAATTAGCCCGAACATCGGGAATCCCCGTTCTACGACGATCAGTCGAAACACCCAACAAATCCGCAATCCCATTCATTAGCGTCGGAATATCTTCACCATTACCCATCCCCGTAGACATACGCCGACGAATACGAATAATCACCTCATCCAACTGATCGCGGTACTGCTCACGCCACTCACGCCCCATCGCATCATAGATAATCCGATTGCCCACATCTTCGAGCATCTGCTTATCCATCACGGCACGGCTGGCATCCTCAGCACTAATTCTCGGAATCCGCACGACATCATCAACCGTCATGCTATCCAGCATCCAATACTTGCCATAATAAGAAGCCAAATAAGCCAGCACCACACGATCATAGGCATATCGCGCCACCTGTAGCGCCAACTCACGTAATCGAATCGTCATATAATCACTGACAAGTCGTCGCCATTGCACCGAAAGCGTATCTGTATCCAATTTGCGAATACCCAACCGATCAGCCTCAATTAAAGCCCGACCGCGAATATCATTGAACGCTTGCCGATACATCTGATAAATCCCAATAATCGACTCATCCTCGACCGCAAACAGCCGCCGACGCAAAAACGTCTCTGTATATCGCAAAGTCAGATTCGGAGCTTCCACAGGGTCAACAAACTGATACCCATTTGCATCAAGCACATGATTGACATGTCGCTTACTAACCGCCATTAGGCTCACCCACTAACTCAGGCTCTTCACCTTCTTCTGGCAATAACCCATCAGGGCGCATCATTGGAGGGTATGGCTGACGACCTTGAGCAATATCATTCATTTCCTGCTCACGCTCATCTTGTATTTCTTTTTCGATTTTGTCAGGGTCTTTCCCTAACTCACTCCGCGCACTACGAACAGAGGTGAATCCATTTTGGACTTGTTTTTCGAGGGCTTGCGTTAATTTCAAGATGTCATCTTGCATCATATCCTGATACATCACATCAAACGCCTTAACCGTCGGGATAAGCTCCCCTGCTATCGGGTTACCTGCCCCATCGTGCTTTTGCACCATCGCAGGTAATCGACCATCATCCACAGCCAATTGAATCACCTTACGAAACATCGGCTTCCACAATTCCATGACCAATGTCCGCTGGTAATCCTCAAACTTAACCAATGCTGGCAACTGTTGCCGTGTCGCACTTGCCAAATTCGCATTTTCACCGTCACCCAAGAAATACTCAGGCAAACCAAACGCCTTAGCCACCTGCATCAATAATTGACGACCATCATCACTCGCTTCTGGTGCATTCGGGCTGGCTTGCATCGGCTCAACCTCAACACTCGCATGTTCTATTGCAATCGACCCAGGACTCGGTGGCGTTGACCATCGGCTGGCAACAGATGCCATAATCTGTGAACTCGCAGCATTGACCTTGACACTCCACATAATCACAGATAGCCAATAATTAATCCGCGCCCGATTCTCTAACCAATCTTTCCGCGCCTTCAACCACGGCAAAGCAGGGAATATTTCAGACCGCCCCCGTAATTCATAGGCACGGTTATTAATCGCCACAAACAAAATCTCATCAGCAGACAATTCAAATAAATCCGTTTTGTGTCGGCTACCAGGGACAGTCCCCTCATCAAGTGTCCGATTGAAATGGAACTCAAGCACCTTCCGATAATTGCCGAGGTCGGTCTTGATATACTCCAACTCATCAGGGCGATATGGGACAATCGATGTAATCCCCATATCATGGTCATGCACATACCGCAACACGACCTCACCATCAATCAGCAAATCCCGCGCCACTTGACGCTCATATTCACGGATACGGTTATCTTCATGCTCAATAAATTCATTTAATAATGCTTCCACATCAGGATGATAGGTCACCAACTGGAAACCATCACCAATCGCAAAATTAGCAATATGATTAATCCCCACCTTAGCATCAGGGTTGCGGTTATACGCCGCATGACACCGCTCTAATATGTATCGGCGTGTTGAAATATCCCATTCCGCAAGTGGGTTCTCTGTTGGTGGATTAAATGGTAAATCTTTTTTATATGGGGCATCAAATTGAAACGCTGTCGCCTGTGAATAACTCTCACGGATAAACTCATCTAATGTCCCAGCCTCAGCCAACTCAGTCCGCAAGCTATCAGGTAGCAACACAGGCAAGGCATACGAAATCCCATCAAAAATTTGTGCAGGATCGTCACCAGCTTGGATAATCTGACCAGCTACCGCCGTAATATCCTGTCTCGCTTGCCACCGCATATAGGCTGTTTGTATTCGCTTTACAATTTGTCTAATCACTTAAGTAACTCCCAGCCCTCTAAATCTTTTGTGACAAAATCAGGTTTCTTTTTGCTCAATTCATGCTCAATGGTCGGCATCACAACAGGATTCACATCACGCCGAAAGCCCATCGCCTCAATCGGGGCATCAGGGTTTTTATGTAACCATCGGTCAATCATCGCCTGTGCCTGTTGTTTCATCGCATCAATCTTATCCATGTCGCACTCCCCACATTGCCGCTTGTGTATCCATCATCACCCACGCCCCGCTAGTCGCATCAACTTGGTCATCATGTACCGCGCCTTTAGGTCTAAAGCTCACAAATTCATTGATAAACGCATCATTCCAATGCCCACGCACCAAATGCAATCGCCCGCTCGATAACTTACCCTGCACAGGTAACGCCCGAACATGCTTCTGTTTATCAACCGCATACCCCATCACGCTATACCCATGCAAACGTGGGTCAGCATTCAAATCACCGACGGCACGTGTCATATACCCAGCTTTTTCCACACCCTGACTAACCGTAGGACCATCGGCAAGCATAACCTCTGCCATTTTCTCAGGCACAATGCCCCAATCGGCACGGAAGCGCACCACATCCAAAATATAGTAATGCCCATCCACACCCTGACCAATCATCACACCGACGGTAAAATCTGCCGTTGCCTTATCCGACATTGCCAAATCCCAATACCGCACCCGATAAACAATCTCAGGAGCTTCACTAACAGGGGTTAACCATTCGCGCTTAAAGAATCCACCCTCAGCAGGAGTCGGCTCTTGTTGCCATAAACTTGACCATGAATACGGCGGGATAGTCGCTTCTAATTCTCTCAATTGCTCAATATTATGCTTAAATTCCCAAAGAGGCTCACCGGGCAAACGTCCCAGCATATCATCCTCACCAGCAATCGCAGGCAATTTCAAGTTGACCCACTTATGCCCCTCAGTATCCAACAGCCATCCAATCGGGTCATCAGGATGCCAACGGGTCGCAAAAATAATTCGTGCGCCATATACCACATCCGCACCATTGAAGAAACTGTCTTGCAATTCGGCTTTGACCTTCTCACGAATCGTCGGGGATTCTGCTTCCTCACGGTTTTTGAGCAAATCATCACCGATGAAGATATGCCACCCCTTACCTGTCGCACCACCCATCACACCGACGGCATCCATACCGCCCTCATGGTCTGCCAATTCCCAACTAGACACACTCTGAGAATCCGACGATAGGCTATGCCCAAATACCGCCCGATAGCGTGGTGACCGAATCATATTTCGAGCTTTACGGCTGGTCTTTTCGACCAATGATGCCCCATAACTCGCCAACATCACCCGATGCTCAGGGTTACGCCCTAAATGCCACGTGGGGAACATCTGCCCTGTGGTCAGGGTCTTGCCATACCGCCTCGGCATCGACACAATTAAATTCTGAATCCCGTCAGGATGTTGCCCCTTACTCTCAACATAGAGGCTCACACGCTGTAAATAGGAATCCAGAACATCCAAATGTAACGCCCGACGATACCGACGAAACATCAACCTTTTGTAAAATGTAAAACTATTGAATGCCCTACGACGTACCTTTTCCTCTTTTGCCAGCCGTTTTTTATTCGTCTGTCTCTTCGAGGAGGTCGTCAAGTTCATCATCACTCATATCGCTAAATCTAAAATTATGCTTGTGCTCTACGTTATCAGTCGCCTGACCACTATCCAGCCGATGTAACTTGATAATTTCCTTCAATGCAGACTGCGAATCATATAACTCAAACTTGAATTTAGAACCGTGCTGTGTCTGAGTAATTGTCACGCTCTTGATCGCCCTAAGTTGAGCAGGTGTCACCTCACTAAAATCGATTGCAAATGTCCCAAATTCATTGGTACGTATGTAATCCGCCATAGATGAACGAGCTTGCAGAGAAAGCAACATCATCGCCTCATCTGCGTCCATTTTTAGTTCATCTTTTCTTTTTTGCAGATATTCCAAAATATTAGGTTTTGTAAGGTTTTCACTACCGATAGATGCTGCTGTTTTTTCTGAGTAGCCTGCGCGAATAGCAGCTTGTGTTGCGTTGCGGTCTATCAAGTAATATTCGCAAAACGCCTCCTGCTTATCCGTTAACTTTCGCATCTCATATCCCTACTCATAAATCCCACAACTTTTTGTTGCCTAATCACTCGGAGTAATCCGCACCAGCCCACGCCGTGTCAGATTGTGTCCGTCACCGATATAGTATTTTGAATAACCGCATTAACATCACCACTACCTGCAACTTTAACAATCCAACGCCCAGCTTTATTTAATAGCAGGTCAAACGAGTAAACGCCCGTAGCTGTGTTACTCACAGACGGATTTGTTACCGTGCCATCAGGGTCTTTAACCGTTGCTGTTACAGTGGTATCGGTCGCAACATTATCAGCAGTAAATGTCGCTGTGATTTTCATTTCACTATTTTTGTAAATCGTTGCCATTATTCGATCACCATCGTTACAAAGTCAGATTGTTCAATTACCATCGTTACTTGGTGTAGTTGCTCGATTGCCATTGACACACCATCAATCGTTATATCCTGTGCAGAATCATTCGCTATCTCGGCATTATTAATAACATAAGGAAACGATACCGTGTCAGGTGACAAACTTAGCGGGACAGGCCCCAAACTATGCGTAACAATGTCACCCGATGTCATATTTGTCATCGTGCCATCGTTAGAGCCTTTTTGATCTGTAATTGTAGGGTAGGTATCACCGTCTCCACACCGCCACCATGAAATGCAATATGTAGAATAATCCGCATGATCACTTATATCAGTCGGAACACCGCTATTATATAAACCAGTAATACCAGTTTTTGACCAAATTGATATCTCATCAAAAATAGCGTCCGTGTGATTAGTGGCAAGATACCGAGCACCTAACACAAGATTGTTACCTGTGTCAGATAACCGCGTCCCCACTGGAGTAGTATGACCTGTCGTAGAGTCAACACCATTAATATAAATTAATGCCTGATTACTCGCACTATCAGAGTTATATTCAATTTGGACATGTACCCACTGCTCATACATCAAATTCACCGAACTTGTAACACGGTAATCTGTCCCAGAAAAATCAACCAAAAAACGGATAGAAGAATCCGACACGCCAGGACTATTTAGGTAGATAAACCAATCATCCTTATCAAAAAGTCTATCAACATTGCTCCCCCCCGCCCGTAGATATACCCAGAATGATAATGTTCCACCACCGTCCCAAATATCCAACAATGACGGATCAGACCCAAAACTTACATAATCATCAATCCCGTCTAAGTCAATGCCATACTCGTTAGTAAATGACATTCTACAGCCCCTTATCTAATGTGAATCGACGGTCACTAAATACAAGTGTAAACACCCCGTCATGGTCTTCGTCAGGGAAGTATGAACTGTATGCACCACTTAAAATCGCTCTGAATTGTTGCCGCCGCAAACGTCGCGAAACACTCTCCAATTTTTGACGGAATATAGCAGGTTCATCACCACCAAAACTAAAACCATCAAACTTCAATATAGCAAATCGGCTCAAACCATCATCAGGATCAACCGTATAACGGCAGGTGTACGGGCTATCCTGCACAGCATAATCAGTCACCAAACGATTAAACTGCAAAGCCGACAATTCAGGCAGTCTTATCAGCAAATAATAGCGGTCGTCATAGTGTCCCATAATAAACCTTAGCCAATAACTCCCGAATCATCCCAAGTCAGGATGACATTATTCCCATCGGTAGACAGGTCAAACCCTGTCCCCGTATCAATGAAACAGATAGGAATATCCGAAGAGCTTGAACCAGAATTATATTTATAGATAATAATGCCCCCCACTATCTCAGAACTTGCCACATTCGTGATTGTGGTATCATCCGCAAGTGCTTCACCGTCAGTATTAACAGATTTATTGCTCAATGCCACCGAATCCCCTACCCGATCAGCGGTAGGAACGTTTGACGGCTCCATCGTGTCATGACTCGCAGAGAATGTGTAATTTGTGTCCACCAATTGAGCATGAATGGTTGCATTCTCCCAATCAATGTTCCCTTTTAAAATTTCTGCTTTGCCTACCTTATAAAACGAATTCGCCATGGTTTGATCCTTCTGACCTTACAGTATCTTCAAAATTTCAAGCGCGACTGTACCGAGCATACCCGTTCCGAGCCCCCAGCCGATTCCTCTCGACACCACAAACTTAGCCGATTCTTTAACATGTTCCATCAAATCACGTCGGCGTTTATCTTGGAGAGCTTTTAATCGTTCACGCTCTAATTCACGTTCCTGAGTCTCTCTCAATAGTCTGCTGTTTTCCTGTATACCCTGCATTGCTTGCATGAATGAGGATTCCAATGTAGGCAACTTATCCTCGACCTTATTCATTCGCCCCACAAGCCCAGCGTTTATCCCATCCCCACGAATATTATTATCAATCCGTTGTAATAACCGTGTACTTGCAGTTTGCGTATGCTCGATTTTACCCAAGGCACTCTCAAGCTGGGTTTGCCTCTCACGAAACAATAAAAATTCGTCGCTGTGAGAATCTATTGTGGACTGATGGTCAGCTAATCTCTGGTTAACCGTCTGCATGTAAGTCTGAAATTGACCCGAAATCGTGCCAAATCCTGTTTTCATTTCACGATTCAACCCAGCCATCACATCACCCACGATTTGCTGAATCTGTTGAGTGGTCGAATAATCCCGCAATGACTGAACCAAACGCTCAGAAACCAATGCTTCAACATCGGAGCGCGACAACACCTTACGATCCACCCGATGCACATCCTCGCTTAATGAATCAACAGACCCTCGCAAGTCGCTAATCTGACCCGCCAAATCATCAACTGATCCTCTCAATTCACTATTAGGTTGTTCAAGTTGTTCAGTTGGTTGATTCACAATGGATTACCTGCACCTTCTACCGTCGAAACACACATTGCCCCTGGGGAGTGGCAACAAAAAAGCCCACAATTTTTTGTGGACTCAGAAACTATTTTTCACTGTATACCTCTATCGTATCACATCACATCTACATACTGACAACAACATTACGGAAACATTACGCAATATCATTAAATAGGTTGGTCAAGGTCTCCACCACATAATTCCCGACCTCGAGACTCACCAGAATCTCAGTCGCCATCTCTAATTCCTGCTTGACCTGAAACCATGTCAAATAATCGCCTTTTAATCCATTATAGACCCGTGCAATCTCGGCATGGAGCGCACGACCCCTTAATCCTGGACGGTTACGCATGTAATCATCTTCCAAACGTAGCAAAGACCGTTGCATCTTCGATAATCCTCGATAATACCGCGACTGCCGACCATCACGCCGAAACGCCTGCCGAGCAAATGCCTCTTTCTCAAGATTATCAAACACCTGAATCTCCAAAGCGTTTAACTGTCGTGTTCGTAGCTCTGGAATCTGGCACACCTGCCGTAAAATCTTCGGATTCTGCCGTATCGCAGACAACACCGCATTTTGTTGCATCATTTATGTACCCCCTCAAACACACGCCGAAACTTTGCTGATACCATATTCACCTTATCCTGACGACTCGCGAACCCACAAAATCCCATATACGACACACACCAGCGGTATTCAACCCCGTCCCGGTCAAAATAAAAATATAGGTCGTCACTACCTAAAACATGATAAGTCGTCAAGTTATCCACCAGCAAATCCATCTCAATGTCAGATAGATGTGGTGCGACATCACGAGAAATATCTGCTCTACCACTCATAATCGCGCCCCCAAATTTAATTTAACTTTTTTCTGTATCGAGAGATGAGCATTCCCAAACGCACAATCCGACGTGATATACCCCTCATCATCTGTAAACTTCACATGACCAATTAAAGCCACCCAATGCCACATGTTATTTATACAATACACTTGAATCACACCGCGTTCATATCGGCGCGATATTTGATTAACTGCCACTGCTGTTCCCATATCACCACCTTAAAAACGTGAGGGATAGCACAATTACTATCCCCCTACTTTTTTCAAGTGTCCGCAAACGAACACATCACTATTTATATTTTACGATGAAAAACCACCCACTTTTGCACCCCTACAATTTCCCCTCGGCTTGCAATTCTCGTTTCGCTTTGGCAATCGAATCCTTACCAGCATCAGGAATTAATTCAGCCAGCGCACGGACAGACAATTTAGATTGCTCAGGGTTAGCCAATAACCAATCTTTAGCATTGTCTACTGCTGTCGATGACCGTCTATAACCTGCTCCTGTCTGTCTATTGTCTGTCTGATTAGACGCAGACACAGACAGACGCGGCGGGTTGTCTGTCTGTGGGATAGACGGGACAGACACCAAAATATCAACCTCATTCTTTTTCTTGAACGTTGACCATGCCCGATTGAAATCCGTTTGCCATTTCTGAGCATCCTCAGCAACCTTCAATTCCAACGATGCAAAAATAATCCCCGTAATCAATGCCATAATCGGCGCAGTCAAACCAGCAATAATCGTGATCGCTGTTTTAAAAGATTCATTCACATAAATATCTTTGACCTCTAACTGATCGATCACATTTGCCGCCATCGCAACCACCAATAACAGCACCAACGCAATAAATAATAAAATCGGTCTCAACTGCTGAACCAAATCCCGATCCATATACGCAATTAAAAATTCTCCAATCTTGACCAACCCGATCTCTACCATCAAGACCACCGACACAGCAAAGATAATCGTAATCGCCTGACCCATAAAATCAGCAGGCGTGTCCCCACCGATAAAAAATGGGATGTTATGCCGTGCTGACATCACCACCGCCGCACCCAACATCAAAAGTAAAGCCCGCCGTTGACCACTCACATCCGTCTCAGGTCGTGGATGACCCCGCTCATACTCATGCAAAAATAAATCATATTGACTATCTAAATATTTCCGTTTGTTATCCATGTTAAAATCCTGTTACAATAATGCTGACAGTTTAATCAGTGGGGATGTGTTCACACGACACAGAACCACTTTTTTTATTGAATACTCCCAGCCTAACACGAAAAATCACCCCATTTCGCACCCAACAAAAAAGCCCACCATCGGATGAGCTTTAATTTGATAGATCGGCTTTTCTAAAATGTTAATTAGAGTCCACAATATCCAGACTCGCATGTTTCCTCAAATAGACTCATTTGATCTCCGATTGCGTTGGGCATTTTGTGCATACGTCCGCCAGTGGGAGGATGAATGTATACATGATCTCTCCCTATGCTACTCCGTTTTTTGTTTATGATAGCTTCTACTATTGCTGTTCTTTGTACAATTTCGGGTCTATGTTTTTTGTCCTCTATCCATACATGTCGGTGTTTAAATGGGCAGAACCAACATGCAGAACTTGGGGGTGTTGGCAGTCCTGCCTTCTCGACGAGCCGAATAGATTGAAGCCGTGAGAACTGTAATTCAAGTAATGGAAAATCATAACGTCTATAAAGTACATTGTTTTTTGACCTTTTATTGTGTGGCAGGAACTGCATATTTTTGCTAACCGTTCTCGACACTTCATCTAAGCTGAATCCTATTCCAATAGTAGCATGTGAAAGACCTTTACGTTTACACCAGTCATCAACCTGTTTGATTTTAAAATCAAATGTGCATGATCGGTTGCCAGGTGCACCATTTTTCATGCGAACAGGGATCGGGATAGATCGGTTAGGTCTTAAAACTGACCTCAATACAGTATCTTCTTTGCCTTTGTATTTCTTTGCAACTCGGATCATCTGTATTCCATGTTCCTGACAAAATGGCATAACATAATCTGCCATGTAGTTATGAACCTTCGGGTCTTCGCTATCATAGCCAACATCAGCCCACACAAAGTAATCGTATGGTTCTTTTAATAAACCTTGAGCCTGTGCAACCATAACAGCAATTGACTGAGTACCAGCCCCAAAACTATAAATCCGTTTGTGATTCCAGAGTAGTGGTGTTTCTTTGCTCATCCGCGCTAGCCCTCGCTTCCTTCATAGATGCTTCTGTCGCTTCGTGTTGTGTTGTGTAATCCACAATTTTTACATGTTGATGTATGGACATAATCAATACCACCCCAAGCGTTATCCTCGCTATATTCACCTTCATCTTTCCATTGGTGACTGCACTCAAATAAAGCCTTTTTAAATTGTGATATCGCCTCACGTTTTGCACGTTTCCGTGTAGGATGTAGTTCTGTCATAATCAAAGCGTCTTGATCTGAATTGTCAAAGAAGACAACACCGATATATTGCATATCATGGTTCATAACAGTATCGACTTTTATCATTGGTAATCCTGCTATCTCAATCATTTTCCTCAAGCCTCGCCCTCTAAAACTTCCGTACCGCCAGATCGATCACTAACACCTGCGATGTACTCAGTTTTGCAACCCTCGCAATAACCTGAATATTCCTCCCAGCCAAAATCACCATCGCTACCAGTTGTCATCAAGGTCATATGATTTTGCTTATTGCATTTGGGGCAAGGCACGATAAATTTGGGAGATTCTAAAAATCGGATAATCTTGCCGTTCTTTTTAGCAAATTCAATTTCGTTTTTCGTGCTTTCACCAATGTAACCACCGACATCTAAGACTAGAATCTCATCAGCCATTAAAATCTTATCCATGTGAAGACCGTCAAGGTTTTCTTTGTCAAATTCATCCAATTCGAGGAAGCTATGAATCGTATGACCAAAAACACCGACAGACAACACAATATTGCCTTTCATGGTTTCATTCATATTTTGCTGAACATACGCCTCATGGAATCGTGTTGATCCACACAGACAGATTATTGTTCTTGCTGTCATCGTCTTTTCTCCTAAATTTTAACTCAATAGAAAGTCACTTTTCTAAAATGTTGGTTTATTCGATCTTGATTCTCTTGTATACAATTCTCTTGGGACATGAGGTGGTTTCCCAATTATCTGGCTGATGCAGATAGTGTTTAATAATATGAGATGCCCACGCTTGTGAATAGCATTGCTCCTCTATCTCCATAACTCCATCGTCACCAATCGTATCGCGCAATTGTTGTATCAAACCTTCTATTTTTTCATTATATTTGTCAATCCGCCTACAGACATTTATCATTTCGCTATCTGATAAAATTTTCCCATATAAATCTGCGCGATCCTCATTTTCCTGGTATCTTATGCCACTTGTTGTTGATATATACATTATTCACCTTCTTGTTAATTGTTTTTTCGTTGTCTTATTTTTTCTGGTCCTAATCTGCCTTTGTTTTAACTCAATAGAAAGATACAAATATCACCGTCGGGACACGCGCCCATGTGTCCCCTTATTTATCTTCTCGTATACCTAATTTTACCCTGACTTATCACCCAACAAGGGGCGACCCGTTCCCAAATCAATCCCCTTAGCCCGTTGATGCTTCATGATAATCGGCTTCAAGTCCGTTGTAATCTCATCAATCAACGCCAATGCCTCATCAAATGGCACATCCGCTCTCCCTGCCAGCGAAGAAATTACATAATCCTCCACCAACTGAACATAAGATAACCCAGCCGTCGGCATATGATCCCGTATCTGCTTGACCCCTGCCTGCTGTTTCAAATCTCCAGCCTTACGATCAAACAACCCACGATAGACCGCGTTCGTTGCCTGCCCATATTGCATCCCACTCATTTCATGAATCACATCCTGCAACATCGACGTAAACCGCTTCCGTGAGACCGTCCCATCACGCCGTGCAACCTTCCACGATTCACTTTTACCCAACTTATCCCACATTTTCTCCTGTCGGGTCAATTGAGACTGGGACGTTTGACGCAACTGATCCACAAAGACACCAGCCTTTGCCAAATATTCTTTAATCTCTTTTAACTGTGGGCGTGTTTTGGTCGAGCGCATATCTTGAGCTATCAAATATAACCCTTCATCGTTGGTGAAGTTTGCAACCTGTTCACCACCTGCGGTTTGAATCGGCAAGGGGGTGACTTTCAATTCCCCCCCCTTTGAACGGTATTTTTTAAAACTATCTTTTGGGTCTTTTGCCCCTAGTCCTAAAAACCAATCATTGACCGAATACAGATATTGACCATCTTTTTCATAGTAAGTGAGTTGAAAATTCCAACGGTCAGCAATATGTAGGGGTAGGGGTTGCGGTTCATGTTTTTGAATCTTCATCTCTACAACCCCCAAATCTGCAAAAATTCGGCATATTCAATATCCGTCAAGCGGTCAGGGAGCAACGCCCAAAAACAAACCAACCAAGCATCTGTCTCAGGACTGGGGGGCATATTCAAAATTTTGACCAAATCACGGATAACCAACAATTGACGGGGGATAATTGATCTAATGCAATCACCAAATCGTCTTGCGTACCTTTACAGGCGCGCGCTTGCGATATAATGGAATTACCATTATCATCATGCTTGTGCATAATAAACTCCTTAGTACGGGTATATGAGCACACCGACCGCCCTTGTTTGCGCAGGGGCGGTTTTGCTCTTTTTCGATGCACTCATTATAACCAATAACTTAATTCCACGCAATCAACTATCAATCACGTTTGTTTTTTGTTTCACGCCTCTCCATCGGCTGGGGCAGGATCATTAAACCGATTCCAAGGCTGAGTCCGATCAACCCAATCCAACCAGCGCAAGCGTTTAACATATGCCTCATCAGTCTGGATAATATCCACCTGATCCATGTCCCACAATTCAACCTTGCACGTCCCTTTACGAATATACGCTTTAGGAATCCGCGTTTGAGCTAATGCTAACTCAACTTTATAGCCGATTTCATGCCATTCATTCCGCGTTTTCCAATCATAGGGTTGATCGCTTGCATCAAAAATAATAATCGGGGCAAGCGGGTCGCCCTCATCACCATCAATCGGTAGAGCCAATTGTCGTAACATTGTCAATTCCCTCACTTTCATCATATTCACCTTCAATGTCCCAACCCTGACCCGCCCGAATCAAGGCGCACACAAACAAATAACCCAATATATAGCTAATCAGGCACAATACAGCGATAGCCCCATCCAAAATCCCACCAACCGAAGCCATCATTCCACCTCCTGAATATCGTCAGCTTTTCGCCATGCACTCATATCAAAAATAATCTTGTAATCCACACGATACCAATCACCATCTATCGCACCGATAGTCCCCGACTGACACAATCCTTCAATCTTGACCGCATCACCAACAGAAAATCCCACAACTTTTTGTTGACTTTCCTCCACAACTTGCGGGGGGGCTGGCATATACCAACCACCAGGGTTAAATGCTGGAGGCAGGGCAGGTTGCTCAATCACATCATGCACAACTGCACAAGACCGACTCGGGATTTTAAACGTACTAAAATCCACATCATCCACAATCGGCATCCCCTCAAGTGGGGTAAATTCTTTTTTGAGCTTCCCACGACTCCCATCTTTCTTTTTTGCATATGCTTTTTCTGTCGTATATAAAACACCGCCCACAATTGCACATACAATAGGCAACTCAACCGCCTCAGATTCATCAAAATCGGTAGGCACATCAATTTTATTTTCTGTTTTCGGCAAAATATGCGTTGACCAGAAATTTTTTGGCACAATCGCCGACCCCACAATTTTTTGTGGGATTGCCAATGGCTCAGGCTTCTTCACCGTGATAACAACCTCTGCTGGAATACGCTCTTTGAGCTTACCCATCGGATCAATCCGAATTAATCCCAGCCCAGAAGACTTGATTTTTTCATTTAATCCCTGAATGCTGATGACATCCGCAAATTCACCACCGTTAAACTTATCTTTTTTCATCGCCACATACGGATGATTCGCCTTCAACCACTCAGCCGACCACCCATAAGCGTGATAACCCGTCGCAAACGTGACCATCACAATTGTTTGTGGGTTCTCTTTCTCCAACTCCAAGCACCGCACCACAAATGGCGGTACACGTCGCACCCGTCGCAATGCAATCGGCACGTATTCAGGCTTCTGTTTTCCTGTTTGCTTATCTAAATTCATCTCAATCTCTCCTAAAACAAACTTTTTTGAACGGGTTGGACATCATCAACATACAATGACTTAATAAGCTCAATTGGTGCAGGCTTCCAAAGTCGGCTATCCATCTGCGATTCGTAATACGCTGAATCACGATTTGCCGATTGCACATACCCCACACCAATCAATTTAAAAAATGTTTCTTCATCAGGTACATTCAACTTTGCAATGACCTCATAATCACCATGTTTCCAGTCTGGATAACTCACATGGAACACTTGACCAGCCTTCATCCGCACAGGGGACTGATTACGAGACAACAAAGACATAACCGCCTGATTGCCATCACCAGGACCAGTCCGCAACCAATACACATAACCAAATGTCTCAGGGGTCGCCGTGAATATCTCAACCAACATCCCCATAAAATCAAAACCGCGATATTTTTTACCCCAACGGTGGGAATATTCGGGCTTATCGGGGCTGTAATCGTGCTTTTGAATCACACCATCACGCAATAAGGTATCAGTGCGCGCTATAAACGCCTCTGTTGATTTCGGGATGCCGATTAATTCAATATCACCAACCATCGCCTTACCACGTCGCACACTACCACCCACATAAAGCGCATCAAATGCCGAGTCGATCAAATCCCAAACCTCATGGATAATGCCAAGTGCCTTTTGGATTGATGTTTTGCTTTTCATCTCAATCTCTCCTAACTCTCAATAAGGTCAGCCCACCAGTTATCTTGGGGCTGTACCGACTCAATACGAATAACTTTCCCTTTTTCGTTGTTAAAACCTGTGACGATGTAATTCAAACTGCTTGGTACAATCTTTAAATCAATACACCGCTTCAAAACCATCGTTAATCGCTCATTACCACAATCCTCTGCCAACATCTGAGCGATGATATGCCGTTCTGTCATTTTTGGGTCACGTTTAAAAACCGTCCGAAACAATCCATCTATCGCCAAATTATCAAAATTTAAAAAATCATCATCATCATCAATATTCGTAACTGGAGGGAATCCTAAATTCTCAGGAGACTCTTTTGATGATGATTGATTCTTGATAGATTCTTCTTTTGATTGATTATTGATAGGTTCTTGATAGGTTTGTGGGACATTTTGTCCGTATTGTTGGGACATTTTGTCCGTACTTTGGGAAATAATGTCCGTATTGGTTGGGACATTTTGTCCGTATTGTTGGGACATTTTGACCGTATTGCCTGTATCAGATACGGTCAATTTGTCCGTATTGATTCGGTATAAAATAGCCGCCCCACGCTTTCCCATCCGCACAATATATCCTTGATTTTCGAGGTCAATCACGTTCCGTTGAGCAGTCTTTTCACTACACCCCATTTTTCGTGCCAATTCCTGCTTAGATGGGAACACACTCGACCCATCATCCTTTGCGTAATCAGCCAATGCCAACAACGTAAACTTGAGCGATTTGGGGAGGTCCACTCCCCATACTAAAGCCGACAATTTAAAACTCATAACTAATTACCTACCCGTTGATGTGGTGCAACATCAATCAGTTGCTTTTGCTTGACCTTATCCACACTCAATTGAAACGCCGTTGTGCCATCAATCGTTTTTTGTGCCTTCTGATAATCCGCAACCGCCTGCATCGCCATCGCCAGCGTTCCCTTGTAATCGGTCAAATCCGCCACATCGAGCATAGTTTTTAATTCATCAACTGTGGAATCAGGATTGTTTTTAATAAACATCTCAACTACAGCAGGGCTATTAAATCCCTCAACAGCACTCCGCATAATAGGGAATCCCCCTTTGCCACGTTCAGGGATATGCCACTCTGTTGTAACGCTTATCGGAACACTGAATACACGCTCATTAGATTCACCACTACCGATTTTCTCCATTGTCCCAAGCTCAAGACCCAAGACACCATCAATGAGCTGCATTTGGTTATCCCATAGCGTGAATGTAAAATCTAAACCGTCAACCTTTGCATAACCAATCCAACGTTTTTTTTGTGTTCCACGTACAGAGCCATCGACCCTGATTTTGTACATATCTTTAACACCAGGGGACTCCGCAATAATCTTGCGATCATCCTTCCGTCCCGCCAGATTCAAAGTCGATTGTCCTTTTGTACTACTGGCAGGCTTTTTGCTTTTCGATCCTTGCGTTTTCGTTCCCGATTGATTACCCGATGGCTTGTTTTTGCCATCACTACCGCTTGGAGGGGTAAAATCAAGGTCATCATCGCCCGGTGGGGAAACCATGAAGGTACGCATTAAAAAATTCTTGAGTGCATAGCTAATCGTTGCACCCATATCCTTAACCGCACCATTCCCCGTATTCATCGGTGAGAACCACATACAATCACGGGTATCATCACTATCTGCATCTGCCAGAGTAAACAAAAACTGCGCCATCCCACCATTAACACCTGTCACTTGCGGGATGACAGCTAACCCATGCTCACCCATCAGGGGTCGTAAAACATCAACGATTGAATCAATGCTATAAGCCCCATATTTAACATTCCGCCCATTGGATTGAAACTGAACAGTTCCTTTTTCGATGCCTTTGATCTCAGCCATAATCTTTGCAATCTTTGATGCGACACTGCTTTTTGGTTGGCTGTCTGTCTGTTCTGTCATCTTTAAAATTCCTTTCTCCCGAATCACCCTCATTTTTGAGTTACAATAAGGGTGTCCGAGTAAATATTCACTTCCTTGGGAGGGTCAGGAGGCGTTACACCCCTGACCTTTTTATTTACAGATTAGATAAATAACGGATTACATCTTCGGTGTCATAACATTCGTCTACAAACATTGTGTATCGCCCTGCACCCTCATATGCCTCAAAAATATGACCATACTGGGGGGCGTGTTCAAGAACTGCAATCGCCTTATCGTTTGACCCAAAAGAGATAAACAATAAGTTGTCGCCACCCCGATTGATAACTATTTCTGCAATGGGTTGTGGGGGTGGGTTGGGGGTTGCTTTTTCGTCTGGATTCATCTCAATCTCTCACTCTCGTTGACTACATATAAATGTTGGAATATGAAACAATAAGTTGTTGCCTAATACGGAACATCCATCACTTGCCACGGAACACCAGGTAACTTCCGACTCGGCAAAGCATTATGTTTCCGCCGACGATACCCATTCACTTGGTTAACGGTAACCTTATACGCCTCGGCATACTGACGAACCGTCAACCACACAGGCGTTTCGTAGGGGCTGGGCTTGCCCTGTCCGTTTATTGTTGCCATAACCGCCAACGTTTCATCAGAGACCACAACTTTTTGTGGCGTTGCTTTGCGTGGCTCTTGACGCATGTCCGATGGGGCAGTCGGCTCAATCACCTTCAACTGCGCGCGTAACTCTGCAATTTCTTCACTCAACGACTGAATAACATCATCTGCCTTTGTTGCCGCATGAACAATCATTTCAACATCCGCAATCCGAAACGATGTCAGACCCTGAAAATTTTCTTTGGGGTTTTTGGCGACATAATCAATCCGCCGATTTAATCGCTGGCATACTTGAATGACCGTTGGCTTTGAGCGTTTATCATGCTCAATAATCGAAATCGCAGACCGCGACAACACCTTCATTCGATGGTTAGCGGATTGAGCAACTCGCCGACCCATCACGCCACCTCGAATACTTCAAAATCAATAACCCATACCATCGGATTATCTTCCCAGCGGACACCCTTTTTTGTGTTGATAGTCCCCCATAATCGCTTATATTCTTGAATATCAGGGACACCTTCAGCCCGTGCATCAGCTTCTGTGATGTCATGTAAATACTCTTGCCTGATACCTACAATCTTCATGCGATGTGTTTTGAGGGCTGGCTGATACATTTTTGGAGTAATCGCATAATCTTGACCCACAGCCCATTTTTTGCGGAGCTTTCCTTTTTTTGTTTCGGCGAGAACTTTGGTAATAGTACCGTCAAATAACATATCGAGGCGTTCATTACCCTTCGCCACGCGTCGAGTCTGTGTCTTTTGACCACTCAACAACTCTGAAATCTGTTTAAATATCATCACGCCCCCTCATTTATGCTATTCAGTTCTTCCCGAGCTTCTCGGGCAGTGTCCATATATCCCAAGTCCTCAGCCCGCGCAATCACACCATACAAATAATCAATGCGCTGCTTAATGCTCCCCTCCATACGCAGTGGGGAGGGGCTGGGGGTGGGGTGCATTGACTCAACCTGCTGCAAGGTCTCAGTCACCAACTGGCTCTTACTTACCATCCGCGACCCACATCGTAAACAAATCGCAATGTCTAGAACCGCACGCGGAACTTCACGTGTGGTATCACAGCCCTCATTCGTGCAAATACACCACTCAACAGTATTAGCCATCTATGCACCTACTTTCTCATTATTAACTTGCTTACTATTGAAATATTTGATACTCTGTACCTGTAGATGCTGTTCAACTTGCTGAAGGGCATCAACTTTGCCCCCAGCGAACAGTTTTTTGAGGGTTTCTGGGGAGAAACACGATCCTCGAATATCTACGGTACAGCCGTCGGAACGCACAGCCTTTGGATTAACTTTCATTAGACTGTGCGTTATTTGTTGGTGGTACAATGTACACTGTACGAAGATCAAACCGCTTAATCCATTTACGAATTGCGGTACGCGAAACACCGAGTTCTCTAGCTGCGTCCCCTTGTGTAGGGTGATCATTTAGAGCATCAACCACCACCTGAATAGGGGGCTTATTCTGCTCATTTGCAATGTCTACAAGACTTCGCATTACCTTAATCCTTTCTACCATGTGGTATCAATTGCTACCATAAAATATAAAAAAGAGTTATTAATTGGTAACTCTTGCTACCATTCTACCCGAATAGCTATCAGTGGTCAAGGTTTTTTGGTATGATTTTTATATCAATCTTGTTTCAAAATCGTAGGGTCACGCATCCGTGTTCCACATAAGGTAGGACTGTGAACAATTTAATCAAATTTATCGAAAATGAAATAAAACAGAGAGGTATGTCGATACGCCAATTTGCAGAATTATGTGATGTTAGCTCAGCAACAATGATTAATATTCTCAATCAAAAACGTAACCCAGGACTCGAATTCATTCAAAAGCTTGCCAAGGGAACAAACACCGACATTAACTATATCGTCGCCCTCATTTTCCCCGACCAAACCCACCAAGCCTCACCAGAAGCTCAAATCCTTGCCAATCGCATCGCCAAACTACCGCCAGAAGCACGAAAGCAAGTTGAAGCCTTTGTCCTCGGTCTAGCCATCCAAAACAAAGTCAATTCATCCAACAAAATAGAAGAATAACCCCCTGCCGATGCCCAGCAGGGGAGGGCTTTATTCATTCAAACTCTGATAATCCCCGTGCGAACAATCATCAGGCTCATACTCAGATAACTCCTGACTAATCCGCACGACATCATCCGCACTCAAATAAGCCACTACATTTAATAAAATTCGATCATCCAAATCATCGAACCCATCGGGAGGTTTATCATCATAACTCATATTACAATCTCCAAACAACGTCTTGCCAATATAGCATAGAACAAATGTATCAGTAAATAAGTAAACAATTTGCTATTTGTCATAGAATCGTTTGTCCACCTCTCATTCCCGCACCCTTCACAGTACGCAACACAACCTTGCCAAATATGAACCACAAAACCACATATCGCTGTCCAGACCCCATCTGAGGCTAAAACACCACCCAACGACAACAACACGCCCGACAAGACAATATAAATTTGTAAATAGATCATAGAATCCGACTGTGCCGACATCCGCAACTTGAATAGCTGCAAGACACTCCCCTAATAATATTACCCCAATCACCAACCTCGCACAAATTCCCACCCACCCATGCTATAATAAAAGCTCATAGGGCGCACACGAAAGAAGGGAGGTCTTATGGAAAATTATTGGGGAAATATACATCCTCGACACACGCGCACCCGAAAAAGGACAACACCATGAACAGAAACATATTAGATGAAATAGAAGAAATAACTAAGCTGGAATGGAATAATCGAGGGACAAACTCACTCCCACAACAAAAAGAAACTGCCGATAAAACCCTTGCGCTACAGTTCCAAGGGCATCCCGCCCACATCGCGCATTTTATCGACTACATCAAACAATACCAACCACCAGCAGACGTAAAACTCACACCTCGCATCCATCGCCAAACCAAAGGATAACACCAACCATAAAACAAACAGGGGATAAATATTATGTTAAAACAACAACTAATTGAGGTTCTTAGTACAGCAAATTATAGTGCCCTGTGGTCATTTTTAGATACAAATCAGTTACCAGGGCTTGACGAATATCAAGATACATATAATTGCGATTGGTTGTTTTTCTTGAGCGTCGTATTTGACGAAATCGAAAAACGTGACAACGCATAAAACAAACAGGGGATAGCAACCCATCCCCCTCAAGCCATCACGCCACGCCGACAGGCGACTAAACCCCGACGCAAGCCCTCAAGCCTGTCCCCCCATTATAAGCCAACTATGGACAAATAAAAAAACCGCCACACTTGATGACGGTTCTTTGTTTTC